CAGCTAGAGAAACTATGGCTAATATGCGTAGTATGTATAATCAAATTGGTGAAGGATTTGTAGAGTATGGTGATAGTGATGGTGAATATACAGTTGCTCGTACTGATGCTGACACCATAACAATTACATCATCTTCAAATTTAACAAGTATATATTATGCTGGTAGACCAATTAGAATACTTGATGGTGGTGGTAACACAGTTACTGGTGCTATTAGTAGTAGTAGTTATTCTAGTCCAACCTTAACTGTAAACTTATCAGGTATATCTCTTGCCTCTGGAAACCCTACCAAAGTAGAACTTGGTCCAGCTATGAAAGCTGGTGGTGGTCGAGTTATCTTAGATGATGATGAGGATAGTTATATATCTGCATCTACAGATGACCAGGTAGATATTACTATTTCTGGTACAGCACAAGTAGAAGTTAAAGATGGAAGCATTGGACCAACTACTGATAGTGATGTAGACCTTGGAACAACCGCTAAAAGATTTAAAGATGCTTATGTTGATACATTAACAACTACAGGAAATGTTACAGTTGGTGGAACAATATCTGGTACACTTGCTGCCTCTGTATTAGGAGCAGTCTATCCAGTAGGTTCTGTTTATATTAATGCTACTAGTTCAACTAATCCAGCAACATTACTTGGATTTGGAACATGGGCTGCTTTTGGTGCAGGTCGTGTACCTGTAGGTATTGATGCTAGTGATTCAGACTTTGATACTGCTGAAGAAACTGGTGGTGCTAAAACACATACTCTTGCAGAAGCAAACTTACCTGCTCATACTCATACTTTTTCTGGTTGGACAATGGCTGCAGGAATAAGACACCAAGATGGTGTTGACCATATACCACAAAGAGGTGATCAAGGTTCAGCAAGTGGAACATTTACAAGTAGCAGTGTTGGTAGTGGAAATGCAGTAACACACATGAATCCATATATTGTAGTTTATATGTGGAAAAGAACAGCTTAATGGAACAAGAAAATAGAGAAGCAATTATTCGTATTGAAGGTAAACTAGAGCTAATGGATAATAAGCTCAACACCCTCAAGGATAATCACCTTTATCATGTCGAAAAAGATATGCGTCAACTCAAAGCTCTAGTATGGTTTATTGGTACTACAGTATTTATTCAAATGTGTTACTTGATTATTAGAAGCCTTATGTAGTATTGCACGTATTATTTAAATCATATAAAAATCAAGTATGTCTAATAAATGTATCTTGGTAATATCAGACACTCACGTTCCTTATCATCATCCTGATTTAATACCTTTTTTAAAAGCAATTAAAAAAAAATATAAACCTGATCGCATTATTCACATTGGCGATGAGGTTGACTCACACGCCATATCATTCCATGACTCAGATCCTGACTTATATAGTGCAGGTGATGAACATCAAGCATCTTTACCAACTATCCACGCTGTGGAAAAACTATTTCCCAAGATGGATCTTATGGACTCTAATCATGGATCGTTAGTTTATCGTAGACAGAAAGCTAGTGGTCTACCAAGAGCTGCTATGAAATCATACAATGATTTTTTAGAAGTTGGACCTGGTTGGAAATGGCATGATGATCTTTTAATTACTATGTCAAATGGACAACAATGTTACTTTTGTCATGGTAAAGCTGCCAATGTCTTAAAAGTGGCACAACAATATGGTTGCCCAACAGTTCAGGGACACTACCATAGCTCTTATTCTATTCAATACTGGGGTAATCCCAACAGTCTAAACTGGGGTATGCAAGTTGGCTGTTTAATAGATGCCAAATCACTTGCTTTTGAATATTGCAAAACACAAAAGTCCAGACCAATTATAGGTTGTGGAATAATCATAGATGGATTACCAAAATTACTACCTATGGTCTTGTCAAGAGGTGGAAGATGGAATAAAGTGTGTCCATGAAAACATTAGATAAACAAGTTAAAGGCGATCACTATAAAAAGTTTATTATACAGCCTGCTGAGTTTATCAATATTAACAACCTGCCTTATGCAGAGGGAAATGTTGTAAAGTATGTTTGTCGGCATAAAATGAAGGGCAAAAAGGAAGATATAGAAAAAGCTATACACTACTTAGAAATGATTATAGAAAGAGATTATGAATAACGTGGCACGAATGGAAGTACCAAATAGGATGCGATCCATCAATGTTCGTCTAGTGATAGACAATATGCCTATTGTTTCAACAATAGATTACATTATGAATAGTGAAGGTGTAATTCCTGTTGCGATATGGGTAAAGACAAAAAAATCTGAGTCCACATTAGATAGAGAATTACGCAGCTCTGGTAAAGCTGTATCATTACTTTTGCAGTATGGATGTTCTTTAAAAGAAATATCTGAAACATTTACAAGAGATAGCATCATTGGCTCTGCAGTATGGTACATAAACAAGAATTTAGAAGATATTATTGCAGGTAATCAACCTGACAAATTACCAAATTTATCAACTCAGCCTACTGGCTACACAATAAAATGAACGAAGTTAAAGACAGAATTAAAGCACATGAAGGTTATCGTTTAGAACCTTACCACTGTACTGAGGGTTTTCTCACTGGTGGATATGGACATAAGATACTAGATGGTGAAGAAGTGCCAACTACCCAGGAAGGTTGGGAAGATCTATTTAACAAAGATTTTGAAAAGGCTTTAAACGGGGCAAACAGCCTCATAGAAGAACATTTGGAGAACACTGAGTGGATAGACCTAGAAGATCATAAAAGAAACGTCATACAAGGCGTTTTGATCGAAATGTGCTTTCAACTAGGTCAAGCTGGTGTCGGTAAATTTAAGAAGATGTTTAAGGCATTGGCTGAATGTGACTTTGAAGAAGCATCTGCACAAATGAAAGACTCAAGATGGAGACAACAAACTCCAGCTAGGTGTTTAGAACTAAGCACCATTATACAAAACATTTAAGGACATACAATGAATCCATTATTATTGATTAAACCCCTTTTGGGGTTAGGGGGTAGTTTGCTTGGAAACCCCGTTGCAAAACTTATCACTGAAAAAACTGTCGGAGCTATTACTCACAAGCTAGAGAAGGATAAGATAATTAAAGCTAAAGAAATAGAAGCTGCAAGAGATGTAGATGTAGCTAAGATTGGAGTACAACTAGAACAAGTACGTCAAACACAAAACTCATGGAAAGACGAATGGCTCACTCTTACTTTTAGTGGTATATTTATTTGTCATTTTATTGGACCACTACAACCTTACATGAATAGAGGTTGGGAGATCCTAGCACAAGCTAATGATTATTACTGGGTTATCATACTGACAATAGTTGGTGGATCATTTGGAGTATCTACACTTAAAAAATTTAAGAAATGATTTGGGTATTAACAGTAATGATGTGGTACGAAAGTGAACAAACTAGAAATACTCATCTTCAAGATATAGAATTTATATCTAAAGATGCTTGTCAACAATATCTTTTTGATAATAAAGTAATGTTGGTAGATAGTTTATTAGAAAAATTTAGAAATATAGATGGTATGAATATGCAATCATTTGAATATTTTTGTGAAGGTAAATTTGTAGAATTGGATGAGGTATGAAAGTAAGTGAAAACACCTCTATCTCGATGCCAGCTCGTAATCTTATCAGTATTATTGGGGCTGTTGTTGTTGGTGCTTGGTTCGGGTTTGGAGTCATTGAGCGACTTAATATTATAGAAACAGAACTACAACTAATGCAAGCTGACTTACTAAAAGCTGCTGAACAAAAACCAATCGACCAAGAGCAGTATATGTTGTTAGAGTTTATCTCTAAAGAGCATGACAAACTTAAAACAGATGTTGAAGATAAGCTACCTATGATTGACAAAATAGATATGCACTCACAGTTTTTAGAAGAACGTGTTATTGATCTTGAAACATTAACAGATAAATTAAGGAATGGAAGTACACATGATTGAGGTAGTATTTGCTATGATGATGATACAGAACGGAGATAAAGTTCTGGAGTATGTTCCTACTGGTGGTATGGCAGATTGTTTACAACAAAAAAGAATTGTTACAAGACAGATTGGTGAAGATCAAGAAGGTATTACAGTTCAATGTAAACAAGTGAAAGCTGAGATGGAAAATGACATGGGTCGTTTACGAATTACTAAAATCATAGATTAGTATTTCATATATTGTTTTAACATAACAGTTGGATCAATGTTATCATCTTTAAGAACTCCCTGGTACACCTTATAAACGTATTGGTCATCAAGACCTGCTAACGAACAAACTAATTTATACTCATCTTGTTGTTGTTCAAACCATAATCGAGCAATCAGACAGTTATAAAATGCCCTTAGTCTCGTCTGAGATATTGAAAATCCATCTTGATCTAATACTCTAAATTTAGGTCCTTGTGTTTTGTTGGGTGCGTCTACAATAGTGACATCATCAAAATCAACACGAGCATCATGGATAGCAAAAACAATGACGGTAACCCATAGTAATGACTCTGGAGTTGTAGCTTCATTTCTAAATAAATGTTCTTGATTTGTTTCCACATATACAACATACCATATCTAGATGCTTTGTCTACGGTTGGCACTAATAGTCTGCCATAACTGGCAGATTAGCTTGTTGTGATCCATTTTATATTCAAACTTTAAATATTCTTCTTCTGCTAAACGTAGATTATCTAAGTGTGTTTTGTATTCTTCATTGGCTAGTGCCTCTGTTTCTCTTGCAGATACAGACATATTACCACTTAGTTTAGACATCAACTCAGCCTTTATGGTTTTGCTAAAACGATCAAGATCATGGTAAGCTGCCTTTGCAACTGCCATTTTATCTTCATTAGCAATCATCCAGTCAAGAGCTTCTTGTACTTGTTTTTCCGTTATCATATTGTTTTTCCTTATCTGTCAAATGGTGATTTTTTTTGATAAATAACTTCCTCTGTCTCTAAACATTTAAAATACACTGTCCAATCTGAAGTTTTTTTGCTGCGAGAACTAGTTTTTTTAGCAAATCTTTCCCATCGTTGATTCTCAAATTCAAATATTTTTGGTCTATTCCCATTTGTACCTGTAGCCAACCATGTTTTGTGTAAATCCCAAACATCTACACTATCATATTTTTTTAATTCATTAACCAATGCTTCACTGGTTCTGTAGTGAGGTTTTAAATACCAATCATTATAATTTTTTCTCATAAATCCTCATCATTTTTTACAAATTTAAGATTTGTTTCTTTTACCTCACCAGATAAATACGTTTTATCATTACTTGACAAATTTATCCACAAAGTCACTTCATAAACTTCTTTGTTAGAATTGGTTAGGTATCCAGAAAAAGACGGGCATTTATCATTTTTTCTTTCTTTTTCCCATACAACTATTTTGTTAGAGTCCTTTGGTGCGTATTTCTGTATGTTGTTTAAATTAATATCTTCCATCATAAATCCTCTATATATCCATCACCAATTAAATATCGTTTACCACAACGATATACTGGTTCTTGTTTGTTGCCTAATAGTTCTCTGAAATACTCAACCCAGTTATTACCAGTTCTTTTCTCCATCATTAATCCAATATATTCTGCTTCACGTTTGTTTAGCAATACCTTTTCTAACTCTGGTTCTTCTCTCGGTATAGGTGTGATGTTGTCAATGTAGCTATCGTGAAATGTTTCCAATTCACCATAAGGTATTCTGTATAGTTTAACCCTTGGATCTTTCTTTAATGGTTCTAATGGGTACTTCTTTGCAAAGTCTAATGTGCAATACTTAAATGAATCCCATAACTTTGATCCATTCTTTTTTCGATAATCACAATAGACATGAAGAACATCTACGTTTTTAAATAGGTAATCCCCCAGTCCGACAACCCAATTACCGTTTTGCCACTGAGGGAATTTAAGGTGAAAATCTCTACTTGTCATAATTAATTTTTATCCTTTAAATCCTTTAACATAGCTTATCACCTCTGAAGCTCTCTCAGAAACTTCTTCACTTGACAAAATTTCACTACTAATTCTCATAGCAGGTGACATCGTGTCAGTCGACAGCATCTGTTTCCTGCTAGTTATTCGACTTTTTGTCAAACTTTTTATTAGGCTTTTAAAAAAATTTTCGTTACTTTTAGAATCTTTATTTGAAAACATAGTGCTAAACATTTCAAAAGTATCTTTGTTTTTTATATTTGAACAAAAATAATGTGCAGTATCAATAATTGAGTATGCAATCGCAAGTTCAAATTGCTTTTCAGTCATGTGATCTATCTCTTTTTTATTCTTCATCTTCATTCTTTTCTTGTGTTTTCTCTAATCGTTCAGATAAATCTTTTAACCTATCTGTTTGAGCTAACATTTCTAAAAGCTCAATCTCAAGTTCTTGTCTTGTTTTAGAATGGGACATCATCATCTCCTTTGTTTTTGTTTCTATAATCAATTAAAGCATCACTACAATATGCACCGACTTGCTCAGATGTTTTGCCAGATGTGATACCTCTGGTCCAAATACCTATAACTAACATACCTTCTTCTCTAGTAAGTCCATTAGCATCAGGTACTCTTGTATAATCTTGAACACCATTTTGCTTTGCTGGTACTGTTGGTTTTGGCTGTTCAGACTGTTCATCACCCATGCGAGTAATGATTGCGTTTTTTATGTATGGTTGTCCTGCGTTTTTACCAGACTTATGTATAGCTGTTTCACCCTTTACATCAACAAGCACAACAGCACTTGGATCAGATAATTGATTGTTGAAACTAGTCAAATCCTGGTTAGAGTATGCTCTATGATCTTTATCATCAGAGTCATTAATTATGGCATACCAATTTGGTTTACCATCTTTTGAGTAATCCATAACTTTTTTAAGATTACCCATAACTTCATAGTTAGACATTATTTCTTCTCCTTTAATTTTAGTAGTTCTTCGCTAGGATCATATTTCTTTAATAGTTTCCAATATGTTAACAAACTATTAAACATGGCAAGATGCCTTGTATGAGTGTCAGGATCCCAAACATGACTGACAATCAATTCTGTATTTAAACGATCAATAAAAATTGAAACTCTTGTAGGATTATCTACACCTACACCCTGTGAGTAAGATGATAATTGCATACCATGTTCATCAAACACTAACTTAGAACCAGTTTTACCTTCAAGATTATCTTTTGTTTTAAAGTCTACAAAGATACCATTCTTGGAATACAAATCTATTTTACCACCATACCCAGACGTATGACAGAAAGATCCTTCAGCAATCCATTCTTCATTGGGAAACATATCATCTAATATTTTTCGTACAGCAAGATATGGTTTAGTATTTTGACCTTTAAAACCTCTTTCAATATCTGCGTGAATAATTGTGCCTTGCTCGGCAGCTTTCATACCTTGTTCTTTTGAGTCTAATTTAACTCTGTTTAGAAAGTCATAATCACTTTCACCCTCTAATCTTTGAAGTGTTAGAGCTGCACTGATACCTTGATCTATCATCCAATTGACTAGTCCAGGTTTGGCAGCTATTCCCAAGATACCAGTAACAGAGGGAACTAGGATTAATTTTCTTGCATCTCTTAATGTGGTGTTGCGTTCTTTACCATTTTTACCTATTAAGGTATATTTGGCATTACCTTTATGATCGTACCAATGACCAGACTCAGATAAATGATCTGTTTTCGTATTGCTCATTCTTTACTCCTATTATATAATATAATATAATCTTAAACATATTTAGATATTTTTAAATCACGTTATATAATATAATATAATGGCTTACAAAAAAGGTTGTCAAGAAAAAAGTTATGCACAAAAAATTAACAGAGGCTTTGCAAGGTATTGCTAAGAAAAAATCACTTACCTACAATCTAGCAATAGACCGAAAAAGGCAACATTGGACACAGAAATTGATAGATACTGCAGAAAGACGGATGTCCCCTGAAAAATTTAAAGTTTGGATAGAGAATTTTGAACGAGACCTTAAAAAACGAAGATAGGCGAGAAGTCGAGTTTATTGGCAACCCAAAAAGGGACCTGCTGATGGCTAAAAATATTCGAGAAAGTGAAATCGAATACCTATCTGCAAAAAGAGTTATAAACCATTTTGAGTTAGAAGTTGCAAACAAGTATAGAAAAATATACGAGACAACAGAATTAAAGGCGACAGGTGATAATCTTTCTATGATTAAATATGGTTGTCGCATTGATGGAGGTGCTGATAGCACTAGCTCTGTTGATAATCGTTTAAAAGCAATCAATAAATTAAATTACATACACCGAGTTATCGGACAAAACTATGCTGATTTAATGCAGCACATTGTTGGTCAAGGGTTTACCATCAAACAATACTCCATGTTATCAAAAACAAAACCCAGAAAAGTATCTCGATTATTAAGAGAGGCTTTACACTTTACAGCTGAACCATTAGGACTGACAAAAACTAGGCATACAATTCGTGCCTAAAAAAAAACGAATAGACTATTCAAAATTTGCATTAGCAAAAACACAACCAGTTAGATCACCAAAGTTTTTAGAATATGTAAGAACTTTCCCTTGCTCTGAGTGTAAGACTACCGAGGACATACAAGCCCATCACCTTACAATCATTAAAGGCAACGGAGGTATGTCAAGAAAGACAGACGATAATTGGTGTGTACCTTTGTGTGGAATTTGTCATCATTACTTACATTGGTACGGGGAACAACCTTACTGGGATGCTAGAGAATTAGAACCTAAGATTTACGCAGCTTTGTTGTGGAATGATTTTAATAAAAAACAACCCTAGCCATTACAAGGGAGTAAAAATGAATTTGACTAGGGTCGCTATTTAGTCCGAAAAGGATTATTAGATATAACGAAATCTTCGGATTAACTAACTAAACATCTCTAAGATACATTTTTCATAATAAAAATCAATACAAAATGATAAAATTAGTTGTCGATAACAAGGCAGGTAATTGTGTTGCCTGTGGAAAAGGGGTATATCGAGGTTCTGATCTCTTTTGCTCCCCATTTCGACCAATTGCATACTTCCATAAGTCTTGTTTCAAAGAATTACTTAAAAAACACCCACTAAACAAAGAAAATATTTAGTTAGGGGTATTGCTAGAATGACACTTAACATATACATTCCTTTACAATGGCAAAAAATGTCTAAAATTATCAAATTTTCCCATATTTCTAGTGATGCAACTGATTCTGATATTTTTTTGGATACAGTAGACATCAAAGAACTAGCTGACGTACTCTATAAATCAGAAGAATTAGAAGGATTAGGTGTCAAAGGTATAAAATTAGCTCGTGCTATGGCTTCAGTAGTTATAGCAAATCAATATTTAGACCTCGTTGCAGCTGAAACCATTGAGGGAATTGACATTACACATCATGGCAAAGAGTTCGAAACAGTCCATTAAATTAGATGGTCAAAAAGTATCATTAAACTTTATTGACGTTGATATTTCAGTTTGTAAACCAGACTTCCCTAACTCAAATATGTGTGAGGAATATGGTCAATATCATAGACGCAAAAACCTTATAGAAATACAAAGCAATCTATCCAACATAGATGAAAGTAATACAATCATCCATGAATTGATGCACTTAATAGCTTACGCAAGCGGTGAAGTCACCGCAGGAGCATTGACAGATGAAACAGTAGAAGAAAGAGTTGTAAATAATTTTGCTAACTTACTAATCTTAATGTTTCGTCAAAATCCTTGGTTGCTTCATTACCTGCAAGATAAATTGATTGACAGCGAGTAGAACAACAAATCATTTCCTTGAATTGAAAATTATAATAGTAATTCCAATCTTGGTTTGTTTTTGCGTTAAATATTCTTTTACAAACATCACACTTTAAATCAAATTGTTTACTTGCCATATATCTCAATCAGTTTTTTCTTAGCACCTTCGATTGTAAATAAATCCTCTCGAAGCAGCTTTTGTATGCTAGACAATACTTTTAAATCTTCTTGTCTATAATATCTTCTATTCGAGGATTGCATTGGTTTAAGTAATTCAAATTCACGTTCCCAGAACCTCAAAACGTGTTGAGGCTCTTCATATTTCTTTGAAACTTCACTTATTGTATAAAATATCTTTTCCATTACATTTTACTTTCATTAATAGTTTGTAGATTAATTTTGGACCTGATAATAATTTCTTTAACAGAATAAAAATACTTAATTAACTGTTGTGAACTTCCACCATGATCAAGGTTATTCTCGACTTGTTGCGTTATTTCTGCAATTTGTCTTAATGCTTCCTTAGTTTGTTCTGTCATATTCTTCCCCTTCTATATAAAAGTTATTAATATTTAATGGTTTGGACCTATGATCTAGTTTATTTAAAATCACAACACAGATATTTGCCAACCAATAAAGATTTTTATCAAACGATACTATTATATTTTTGTGTACCCGACTTCTAATATAGGAACTACTTGGCTTTGGAAACTCAATTATTGTATCTTTAACAGTTTCAGTATCGCCTATTGTATCGTAATTGCTATCTATTTCGTGCATTTAGTCCTCCATTTCTATTTCAAAAAAAGATATTAAAGCTGATGATTGATCTCGCAATACTTGGATTTCACTTTCGCACCATCCAACCCTAACATAGTTATAGTTTATAATTGCAATATAAGATAATAGTGCAATTATTATTATTCTAAATATATTATTCATTATACTCCCATATCTTGTTAAAATTTTCTAATTATTTCACAATTATACAAGCTAGCATTATACGTAGCTTCTTTTTCAGCCTCTTTTTTTGAGACTTCAAAAGCCCTACCAAATGCAACCCCTTCTGAACCTTGCCAAGAAATGAGATTGACATTGTATTTTTTGCCTTGCCAATGCTTTTCAATAACAACTTCATGTTTCATGTTTACTCCTCTTTAATAATGTCTAGTTCTTCTCGGTATGTATCTTGATCCTGTGCTTCCCATTCACACATTGGTTCTAGATTTCCAGCTTCAAACATTG